GCTTGGCGAAAGCTTGGGTTAATTTCAATGGTATTGGCACAGTAGCAGTTCCAAGCGGCTCAAGCTGGGTCGTGGTTTAAGGAGGATTTATGTCAGTAACAATTAACGGCAGTGGGCAATTAGTAACGCAAATTATTAGCGCAACTAAAACAAGCAAGTTCACTACAACATCTACAAGCTACACCACAATTACTGGTTTATCTGTAACTATTACGCCATCTTCAACCTCTAGCAAGATTCTAGTATCTTTTAATTTGAACGCTGGTGTTTCAAATGCTATGGGTGCAATACGCTTATATCGTAACGGAACAGCCATAGCAATTGGCGATGCAATCAATGAACCCGCTGATAACCGAGTTACAGTAAATGTTTACAACGGCGGGGATGATATTAACTCAACTCCTAATGTCAGTATGTCTACACTAGATACTCCCAATTCTACATCTGCAATCACTTACGAACTAAAAGCTGGCTGTGTGCAAGGTTCAGGCACTATTGTTGTAAACGACAATACATCACAACATAGACCCTACTCTTATTCAGCCGTTACCCCATCTACTATTACGGTTATGGAGATTTCAGGATGAACCACAAAGCAATTTATTCTTTATATCCGCAGGTAGTTACGGTTGACGACACGGCTGGCGCGTTTGATGCACAAGGTAACCAAGTCACTATCGACATGGACGCTGCTAACGCTTGGATTGACCCTAACCAATACAAGTCCGACCGCGCATCCGCATACCCCGCAATGAACGAACAGTTGGATATGCTGTACTGGGACAATGTTAACGGCACGACCACATGGGCAGACGCTATTGCGGCAGTCAAAGCCAAGTACCCCAAAGGAGACTTAGCATAATGGCTGGAACAATTGCAGCGGATACACTGACCCATTCAACCGCAGGGTCACTCACTACGGACTACGTTGTGAACGGTAGTGCGAAGGCTTGGGTTAGTTTAGATGGGGCTACTCCCGCCGTAAGAGACAGTAGCAATGTTGCTAGTGTTACTGATAACGGCACAGGTGACTACACGACAAACCTTTCAGACAGTATGAATAATGCAAACTATGGAGTGTCTGGTGCGTGTTGCGGTAATGGTTCGGTAAATACTGCTTCGAATGGTGTCCAAATTAACTCTAGCGCATACAACACAGTAAGCGCACCGACAACAAGTGCCTTTAGGTCAGTGTCTATTCACGATGTAAATGGGGTAAAGCAAGATGTTGACTATCTTACACTTACAGTACACGGAGACCTCGCCTGATGACCCAGACACCATCATTCAAAGGCACTCACCTATTTGACCGTCTGTGCTGGGCAAAAACACACCTCGAACCTTACCAATCAGATTACAGAGTGGTCTTTGAGGACAGTGTAGACGAGTGCGCCAAGATACTTGTGCCTGACCCTAACTGGATGGCGTGTGCGCTGCAAGGCGGCATCTTGCCACCTGTGTGGGTGTATCATGAGTTGGCAAAAGACGAAGCACAACAAGACTTCAAGAAGCACACCAGAGGTTACTTGCTGCACCAGACAGAGCCTGTCGAGGCTATGACTGAAGAAGAAGCAATTGAATACTTAATAATGAAAGATTGTCCACAGTCTGTATGGCAGACTTGGAACGAAGGCAACAAACCCAAGATGGTTATCTGCCGCAAGGAACAGTTACCAAGCACTCGTGAGTGGCGCAACGCTTGGAAAATTACTGAAGAACTAACAGTCACTGATTTAGCAGCCTAAGAGGAGAAACCTAATGGCAGTAACAACATACATCGTAGATAAGGACGGTAATCAGATTGATGCTTCTACAGCAACCGTACCTTCTGACCGTCACTTTCGTGGTGCATGGTCATTGTCAGGCTCTGTTATTTCAGAGGACATGACTAAGGCAAAGGAAATTTTCCGTGATAAAATTCGGGAAGTTCGTGCGCCATTGCTTGCGGCTAAAGACGTTGAGCTAATGAAGGCACTAGAGGCTGGCACCAGCACAACTGCTATTGCAACAGCAAAGGATGCCTTGCGTGATGCACCCGCCGCATCAGCAATCGACAGTGCTTCAGACATTGCTAGCTTGAAGGCAGCTTGGGATACAAGTGTACTTGGCGATAACCCCTACGCATAACGGCGGTTTGATAAATGGAAATGCACAACCTCATAGATATGCTCGTCGGTTTAATCCTTGCAGGTGGTGCTTGGTGGGCAAACGGCACTAGTAGAGAACAGAAACGCATTGAGATTCTTCTAAACAAGACTCGCGAAGACTACGCTACTCGTGCAGACATGAAAGATGATATGCGCCGTGTTATGGAAGCACTACATCGTGTAGAGGATAAGCTAGATAAGGTTTTGAGTAGGGATTAAGATATGGCTATAACAACAGACGAAGAGCTACAAACTGAAGTCGGTAAACTGGCTGTAGCAGACGCCACGAACATCCCAGCGGTTACGGGCATCGTTCCCACTGTTGGCACGGGTGAAGATATTGCTTCGGCATCAGGACAACTAGGGGCAGGCCCTACAACCACGACAACTTTGGTAGACACAACCGGCATAGCCCCTGCAACCCCAACTGTTCCTGCAGCTAATGTGGGTCAGATTGCCTCTGTTGATGCTGTTACGCCCGATGTAGCAAACCTAGGTGGAGCGCAAGCAGCGCAACTAACCCCGACACAACCATACGTGGACATGACAGGGGTTCAAGGAACCGTATCTGCGGGTTCGCAGGCCGTTGCCGCAACTCAGCAACTCGACCAGCAAGCCACTGTGCAGTATCAGCTTGGGCAGCTAATGACGGCAGTTCAGTCAGGTGCGCCACTTCCCCCTTGGGCTTCCCCAGCGGTTCGCAAAGTGTCTGGTGTTATGCAGGCTCGTGGCTTGGGTTCCAGTTCTATGGCTGGGGCTGCAATAACACAAGCCCTCATGGAATCCGGGGTTCAGATTGCCGTACAAGATGCTAATAAATACGCAGCGATTCAGTTACAAAACTTGAACAACCAGCAGCAAACTGCTCTAACTAACGCTGCGACATACGCTGCAATGGACAAGGCTAACCTCAATGCACGTCTACAAGGTGCGGTTACAGAAGCCCAAGCCCTTCTATCTGTGGACTTAAAAAACCTTGACAATAAACAAAAAAGTGATACACTAACATATAGTAGTCTCGTACAAGGTTTGTTCAAGGATGCGGCAGAAGAAAACGCCCGTAACCAGTTCAACGCCAAGAACGAGTTGCAGGTTGAAGAGTTCTTTGCCGAACTGGGTTCACAGGTCGAGACAGCGAACGCAAACCGTACAGCAGCTATGCGGCAGTTCAATGCTGGTGAGATGAACGCAATGACGCAGTTCGACAACCAGATGAAGGACTCTCGCGACAAGTTCAATGCGAACATGCAGTTTGCGGTAGACCAATCCAACGCCGTGTGGAGACGTGAAATCAACACTGCGGGAACAGCCATCCAGAACGAAACAAATCGTATCAACACACAAAACCTATATAACGCAAGTCAGAATGCCTTGAACGGTCTTTGGCAACAGTATCGTGACAACGCCTCTTGGAACTTCCAAAAGGGTGAGAACGCACTAGAACGCGAACACACTACGGCTGTAAACGCAATGCAAATTGCTGCTGCTGAGTCTGCTTACAACAAAGAGCAGAAAGACGCTATGGCATCTCAACTTGGTTCGTGGTTAGCAAGGATTCTTTAGTAATGAGTAACGGATTTGATTTATTCAACAGTGTAGGTAACTATTTAAACATAGCTGCGGAGTTCCTTTTTGGAGATGACAAAAGTCCCGGTGGGAAAGACTCTGCAGATAGAGGTGCGTTGGGGTTCTTGGCAGATACCTTTTTGGACACAAAGGGTTCGGCATCGGAACGCAGGCAAGAAGAAGCCATACGTATGGATGTTCCTAAACTGGGAACAGGAGCTAGAGCTAGAGTTCAAGGGGTTGCCCAAAGTCGTCCCTTTGTAGGTAGCAATAATGCCGCTCTCCAAGCAGCTATACAAAGAGGTTTCTCTGGCGCGGGTCGGAATGCTCAGTACACTAATCTGTGGAAACAATATCAAACTCCGCGAACAATAGGTTCGGGAAGACGTACTGTAGGTTTAGAGTCTCCTAAAGTAGCAGGTGCTACCCCTATTAAAGCAGCAAGTGTTCGCGTTATGAAAGATACGGTGTAAAGTAATATGGCAGAACGTAATCCCCTATCAGGAACTGTAGAAAACATCGACCCGTTCGCGGCACCACCGCCGGGACATTCCCTGACACAAGATAATTCCAGATGGGCTTGGGGACAAGCTCCCAAGAATGCTGACCCAGATGTAGCCTTAGACGAGGCTGTTGAACGGTTGAGCAAACCCAAGACTAAGCAGGAAATGTTGAAGCTGCTCATGGTCGGTATATCTGTAGAGGTTATCGTAGAGGGCATCATCATACAAGGGTTCCAAGATGGTTCGTTTAGTTTGGACACGGGCCTTCTTATGAAGCCTGCCTTGGGTATCCTGATTGCTGACATGGCAGAAGAAGAGGGTATACCTTACCGACTGTTCGAAAAGGACGACCCAGAATCTCAAGACACTATGGATGATGAAACCTTCCTTCGCATGATGAAGGAAAACAATCCTCAGATGTTCTCATATATTCAAGAGAACTTAAATGCTGCTATTCGTGCGGGGTCCACTCCACAAGAACCAGAAGATAGAGGCTTTCTTTCAGCGGAAAATAGGGAAATAAAGCAATGAGTATGTTGATTGCAGGAATTACAGGGTTTCTTAAAGAGCGAAACGTAATGGCTGGTGAAGAAGCTGCCGCACGTGCTAAAGTAGCTGAAACTGAAGCTGAAAGAGAAACGTTGCTTATGACAAATCTCTATAAAGCAGCAACAGACCCCGATTATCAACAGTCTCCTGAATTTCAACAAGCACTCAAAGAAAAAGGTTTAGAACCTTTTATACGTGCCTCGAACGCTCTTGCTGATGTAGGAACTAAGACATACTTCGGTCCGACAAATTTAGGAATTTCTTTACCATACAATCACAGTAAGAAGGACCCAAAACAACGTCCGGGCGCGAACATGATATCTTTTAATGAGTATGTTTTAGACCCCACTAGAGCCGAAGAACTTCGTAATAAAATACTGCAGGACCCCACTGGTGCTGCTGCAAAGGCGATTCTATCCTATGTAACTACCAACTTTGCACAGGAACAACTCAACAGATTAAAGACTGAAAATAAAGACCAGTCTGTAGTTATATCTAAGGATTTGTACGGCAGCGCATTTGAATTTTTAGATACGTTGCAATCGGGTTTAGGTGTTCCTAAGTCGCAAAATAAACACACTATTTTAAACGAAGAAATAAATAATATTTCTAAGGAAACTGGTACCCGTCCTGAAAACTCCGTATATGTTCGCGGCATGAAAGTAGAACAGGGTTATAAACCGGGCGGATTTGTTCCTTTAGAA